AAATTCATATTGTTTGAGAACTTTTATCTGATTACTTGATGTAAGATCACCATTAATTTCTGCTTTACCAAGTTGATAAACTTTCATATTTCTTTGATAGTTAGCAGGATTCAATTCACCATCAGATGGAATCAAAGAAGTAAGATATATTGATGCGTTAAAAATTAAGTATATAAGAAAACTTAAAAAAGACAATAAAGATGCTTTTGGTTCTCAATATAGAAATATTGTAAATGGAAAAAATCAAGTTGATTTTAGCAACCAAGAAGTAGAAGAATTTTATATGTATGACCCAAATGTTGGGTCATCACAGAATGCTACTTATAGAGTATCAGATGTAAATAACGTAAAGATCGCAAAAGATGCGATTGTATATGTTACATCTGGTCTTGTAGATAGAAATAAGCAAACAGTTCTTTCATTCCTTCACAAGGCAATCAAGGCACTTAATCAATTGAGAATGATTGAGGATAGTCTTGTGATTTATAGACTATCCAGAGCACCAGAACGTAGAATTTTCTATATTGATGTTGGTAATCTTCCTAAGATTAAAGCAGAGCAGTACCTGCGTGACGTTATGAACCGTTATAGAAACAAACTTGTATATGATGCAAGCACTGGTGAGATTAAAGATGATAGAAAGCATATGGCGATGCTTGAGGACTTCTGGTTACCAAGAAGAGAAGGTGGTAGAGGAACTGAAATTACTACACTTCCTGGTGGGCAAAATCTTGGAGAACTTGCTGATATTGAGTATTTCCAAAAGAAACTTTATGATTCTTTAGGTGTTCCACCAACAAGACTTGCCGCAGAAGGTGGTTTTAATCTTGGTCGTTCATCTGAAATTTTAAGAGATGAACTCAAATTCACTCGTTTTGTTGGAAGATTGAGAAAGAGATTTTCTCAGATTTTTATTGATTTACTTAAAACTCAATTAATTCTCAAAAATATTGTATCATTAGAAGATTGGAAAGTATTATCAGATCACATTCAGTTTGATTATGTTTATGATAATCATTTTTCTGATTTGAAGAAAAATGAATTGATGAATGATAAATTGGGTGTTGTTGCTGCGATGGACCCATATCTTGGTCGTTATTTCTCTGCAGATTATGTAAGAAGAACGATTCTCGGTCAAACTGATAGTGAAATCAAAGAAATTGACGCACAAATGAAGAAAGAAATTAAAGATGGAACTATTCCAGACCCAGCAGCAATGATGAACCCAATGGGTGCTCCAGGTGCTATGGGTGCTCCACAAGACCCAAATGCACTTGGAACAATGCCCCAAGAACCAGGATTAACTGATAAACAAGCAGGTGTTGATTTGGGTTCTGCTGGGGAATTATAAATAATTTCAGTTAAACTTATTATAACTATGGATGATTTAATGGATATGATTTTAACTGATGAATCCCCTACGGACATCAGCGATAAGATTAAAGAAATTCTTTTTGCTAAATCAGCAGAAAATGTTAATGCCGTAAGACCAGAAGTTGCCGCAAGTCTCTTTGGTGATGTTGAGGATAATTAAGAATATTAGGATTGAACAGAGATAGTAAATACTAAATAACTAATATAGTCTAATTATTACAATGTCCGTATATAAGATTGTACAAAAGATTACACCATTGACAATGACTGGTGTGGCAGTAACTAGCAATCCAATTGCTTTGAGGTCTGGTTTTTTGAGAATTGTTCCAGAACAAGATGCTTATGTTGAGGTTGCTCCAACTCCAACGATTAGTACTTCTACAAGTGCTAGCATTTTTGTTAAAGCAGGAACTGAACTTGTATTAAAAGAAACAGCAATTACTCAAACTATTGTTGGTGTTACTACTGGTACTACTACTATTGTAACTTTACCAGAAGGTACTTTCTCTGATTTTTCTGCTGGTGATATTGTTGAACTTACTGGTGTTGTTCCATCAGGTATCAACACAACAGCAGCAACCGTTGCTTCAGTAAACGCAACAAACAGTGCTGGAACAGGTGGATTTAATAGAGTGATTACTCTTACTTGGAATACTTCATCTCAAGGTGCTCCAATCACCACTCCTACTGGTGTTTTAAGAAGAACAACAAAAGTTGCTGCTTTTGGGGCAAGTGGAAAACTCCACATCACAGAAATTCAAATCGCAGGTGGTTAATCCAATGAAACTTATCACAGAAGAAATCGAAAAGGTTAAAGTTATTGTTGAAGAAACCAACGGTAAAAAGTCTCTTTTTATTGAAGGTATTTTTCTTCAAGCAAACAAACCAAACAGAAACAAGCGTCTCTATGAAATGAGAACTCTTGAAAGAGAAGTCAAAAGATATAATGAAAATTATATTCAAAAAGGTCGTGCTCTTGGAGAACTCGGTCATCCTGATGGACCATCTTTAAATCTCGATAGAGTTTCTCATAAAATTGTTTGTTTGGAGAGAGTTGGAGATAATTTTAAAGGAAGAGCAAAAATTCTTTCCACTCCTATGGGAAAAATTGCCGAATCTCTTCTTGGTGAAGGTGTGATGCTTGGAGTTTCTTCTCGTGGTGTTGGTTCATTAATTCAAACGAATGAGGGTCATAAAATTGTTGGTGAAGATTTTATGTTAGCAACTGCTGCTGATATTGTTGCAGATCCATCTGCTCCCGATGCTTTTGTTCGGGGAATTATGGAAGGAAAGGAATGGGTTTGGGATGGAGGAATTTTAAGAGAGCAATTTGCAGAAAAGACATATAAAACAATAAATACATTAGTTGATAAGAAAATGCTCAATGAGCATAAAGTAAAATTATTTAATAATTTTCTTTCAAATCTTTAAATTATAAATAAATATAGATTTAACAAAGGTAAATCGGAGAGTTCAAATGTCCCGTGGTAAAAACTTACAAGAAATGGAAACAGGCACTACACAATCTCGTACTGCTGTAAATGCTAATGCAAAGGCAGCAGAACCAATGCAAAAGTTGAGCACAGGCATTCCTGATGGTCAAACTGGTTCTTGGGAAGACCTCGGAGGTCCTACCCCAGAAAATTACAAACCAGATGACGATTCTGCTAAACTTAAAACTCCTGGAGCAACCCTTAAGCAAGTTAAGGATGTTGTAAATAAAGGAGCAAAAGCAGCAGAACCAATGAAAACTGGTTCTGTAAAAGAAGATTCTGAATACGATGATGAAGATGAAGAACTCTTGGAATCTGCCGATGAAGATGATGAAGATGATGAAGAAGAAAAAGTAGCAAAGAAAAAATCTTCCAAAAAATCTTCTGATGAAGAAGATGAAGAAGACGAAGAAGATGGTAAGAAAAAAATGGAAGAATCAATCAGCATCGAAGAAGATGTTGATGCTCTTCTCGCTGGGGAAGATCTTTCTGAAGAATTTAGAGATAAAGCAAAGTTAATTTTTGAAGCAGCAATTAATTCAAAAATTTCTGAAATTTACGAATCTCTAGAAACACATTACGAAAATCAACTTGTTGAGCAAGTTGAAGAAATTAAATTAGAATTAGCTGAAAGAGTTGATTCATATCTTGAGTACGTAGCCGATGAATGGCTACAAGAAAATGCCCTTGTTGTGGAACAAGGACTTAAAACTGAAATGACCGAATCATTCCTTCAAGGAATGAAGGGTCTTTTTGAAGATCATTATGTATCAATCCCTGAAGATAAATATGATGTAATCGAGAGTATGGTAGATAAACTTGATGAAATGGAAGGAAAACTCAACGAGCAAATTGAAAGAAATGTTGCTCTAAACAGAAGATTAGCAGAGTCAGTTGCAGATGTAATTTTTGCAGATGTCGCTGAGGGTCTTGCACTTTCTCAGAAGGACAAACTCGCTTCTCTTGCCGAAAATGTTGAGTTTGATAGTGAAGCAAACTATCGTGAGAAACTGGTAACTTTAAGGGAATCATATTTCCCATTTAATTCTGGTACTCAAAGAGAAGTCACTGAGAATTTATCTGAAGAAGTAGAATATTCCAATGCTCCACAAGTTAGTGGTGCTATGGAGAGATACTTATCAGTTCTCAGCAGAACTACTAATAAGTGATTTTTAAATCATAAACAAATCAAACTAACACATTTTAACTAGAGGTAAAACAAATGCAGATGTTCAATGCAGAATATTTGCAGGAGAAGTGGGCACCAATCCTGGACTATCAGGGACTTGATTCTATCAAGGATTCTCATCGTAGAATGGTCACCGCTGTCCTGCTCGAAAACCAAGAAAAAACTATTCGTGAAGAGCGCGAGTTTCTTTCGGAAGCACCAACCAACTCAGGTAATAGTGCTGGTGGTCAAGGTGGATATTCCGGTTCAGGTGGTCAAACCGTTGCAGGTTTCGATCCAGTTCTGATCTCCTTGATCAGACGTGCAATGCCCAACTTGGTCGCTTACGACCTCGCAGGTGTTCAACCAATGAATGGTCCTACTGGACTTATCTTCGCAATGCGTTCGAAGTATAAGACTCAGGGTGGTACGGAAACATTCTAC